ATTTTAGAAAATGCTAGTATAGATTATAGTAACTTGTCATTGAAGAATGGTAAAGGATTGAATGTGGTTACAGGAGAAACGGTAAATATGGTAAAGTCCGGAATTGTTGATCCTTTACTAGTTACTAAAAGCGCATTAAAAAATGCGGCTTCAGTAGCTACTACTATATTGTCGACAGATTGTGTAATTAATAATTTAAGGACACATGAGAGCAATAGGTAAGTACATAGTAATAGAAGATGTTAAAGTTGAAGACAGTAAAACAAAAGGAGGTTTACTGCTTACTGAATCACATCGAGAAGATATTAGATATCGCCAAGGTAAAGTACTAAATATAGGTACAGATGTAGTAGGTGTTAAAGATGGTGATGACATATATTATGATAAACAGGCTGGTTTTAAACTAGAAATAAAAAAAGATATGTATAAAGTTATACAAGAGCATGATATAGTAATCGTATTATAAAAATAATTATGAGAGATAAAAAATATAACAAAAAAGCCTTTAGACAATGGAAAAGAGGACAAAAACCCGTTTATGATGAGATAACTGGAAAAACTACAACTAGAAAAGAATATAAAGACTCTGGTCATAAGAAACAAGTCTCTAAGGATAATCTCAGAAATGCATTACTAAATTTTGGAGGCGTAGGGGCTTTATTATGGGCAGGAACTAGAGGATCTAGCCACGATAAAAGAAGATAAAACATGCAAGGAATAAAAAAAGACATATTACTCCAAAACGAGATTAATAAACTTAAAGCGGGAGGAGGTGGAAGTGGAACAGTTACTTATGATGTACAAGATTTAACACTAGAAGGAACCACTGATGCTACGACAGCTGTAGCTTTTTATGGTATTAATTTAATAGAAACAGCAACAACCTCAGATTTAGCTACTAGATTACCTTTAGCTTCCACTGGAAAACAAGTTATATTTATTAATACTTCTACTCTTCCTATATTAGTATTTCCTTCTGCAATAGGAGGAACTATAAATGGTATTGTTAACGGATCGGCTACTATTCCAAATGATGGGGTTGCATACTCATTTTATTGTACTGAAAATCCTTTACCTGGCGCTTGGACTTGGACTCCACCTGCAGTTGGACAAATTCAACTTCAAACAATAAGTGTTGCTCATACAAACGGTGTAACTACTGAAGCTTATGGAGTTGGAAATGTAGGTGCACAATTAATTAATCCTCCAGGACCAAATTGGTATGATGATATAAACATAGCTGGATTTCCTACTTTAACTTTTACTCCCAGTATAAACTATTGGGCTACAGCAAATTTTAATCCTGCGCGTACGCTAGTAACTACTAAAGTATACTCAAATTTTCTTCCAGCAGATACTTCAGTTCCAGGATGGGTTCCTTCTGTAAGTAGATATGTAGCTTATAGCACTGCTGGTGGTGGATTTGCTAACTATTCTGCATCTGGTGTAAATTTATATGGTGGACAAACAGTTCCAGCTGGCCCAACAAATGCTCCAGCAGAAGTAGGGGATTATGATACTCTTTATAAAATTGAACCAGCTAATTTAGTACAAGTGGCACCGGCAGAAACTGATGCTATAGGAGTTGGACAGTATGGTCAGTATTATTATACTTTTAAAATAACTATTCCTTCTGTATGTGCAACTAAAACATATGACTTTGATATTTTCTTAGAACATGATTAAGATAGATGAGAAAATTAACATCAAAAGACTTAAAAGAATTAAATTTACTTAAACATTATAGAATTATACGTAAATGGGCTTGCCGCATGTGTAATATTAAAGATGCGGATCTAGAACTTCTAATATACTTAGATTCTATAGGTTATTTTACAAAAGACGATTTTAAAAAAGGTACATACTCTTACAGTTGGGACAACAGACGCTGGAACAGATTATTAAAAGAGGGTTGGATCGTGGTTTGGCGAAAGCGAAACAGGACAACACAAAAATACAATATCTACAAAGTTTCCTTTAAGTGTAAACAACTAATAAGCCGAATGTACCGTATTATGTTAGGAGAAGAAGACATACCACTGTTATCTAATAAAGAACGATATTCCGATAAAGTATTAATGTCTTCTATAACTAACGTTAACCAAGATAAAACAAGATAAATGGATGCAGTAGCAGAATCAGCATTAACAGGGGCTGCTCAAGGAGCAATGGCAGGAGCTGCATTAGGTCCAGTAGGAGCTTTAGTAGGAGGAGTAGTAGGAGGTGGACTTGGTTTGGTGCAGGGTAAAAAAGCTAAAAAAGAGAATGCAGCAATAGCTAAGGAAGAAGCAGCGCTCGCCGCACAGCAAGAACAACTAGCTCAAGCTCAGGCAGCAGAAGGTTATAAACAAAAACAATTAGCTCAATGGAATGCGGCAGATTCTCAAGATAGTTCCTACGATAATGACCAATATTCAGAAATGGCTGGAACAAGTACATTACCGGTGTCTGGAGCAGGTAAAGCCCCAGTAACCGCTGCACCCCAAACTTCAAATACTTCAACACTAACTTCATCTGATGCTAAATTAAAAGCATTAGGTGTAATATCTTAAAAATATGGTAACACCAAATACACCCAGCGGAGCAGAATTAGATGTACAATCTGATTCAGGAACAGTACCAACAGAAACGAATGTCGAAAATGGAGAAACTGTTTCAGGTAAAACATTAACAAAAGCAAGTGATGGTTCTGCTACAGAAATAGGAGCAATACAAGATTTAGCATTTAGAAATATTGCTAGTGAACTTTCGGGAACTAATACATTGCAAGAACGAACACCTTAATACTTAAAAATATGCCAACAGAAGGAAAAACTCAGAAACCAGCAGGAAAAGTAAACGATATAAAAACTAAACCTGTTAAAAATATACCACTACCAGGACAAGAATATCCTATATATAAAGGAAACGCTGTTTTAAGAGCAAATAAATAATAACCATGAATATGATAGACTCAATTAAAGTTTATGCTCTAAATACAGGAGCATTTATGGTTAGTTGTTGCGATTGGTTGGAACCAACATTGAAAATAGCACTATTAGGAGCAACATTAGGATATACCATACATAAATGGTATTTGTTAAACAAAGCAAAAAAATAATATGGAAAGTTTAAAAGAAAATCTATTACATACATGGCCAGGAAAAGGTAAATTAGGAAGATGGATTAAAAAGAATTTTGGAAGTAAAAAATCTCAGTATTCTACAAAAGGAAGTAGATGTAAAATGGTTAATGGAAAACGGGTGTGTACAGGACCTGCTTAAATAAAACATTATGCGGCAAATTAATAAATTAATTGTACATTGTTCCGCTACAAAAGAAGGTCAAAATGTTTCAGTGGACACGATTAAAAGTTGGCATGTAGACGGAAATGGATGGAGTGATATAGGTTATCATTTTTATATTGACTTAGAAGGAAATATATTTAAAGGTAGAGATATTGCTACCATGGGGGCACATTGTAAAGGACATAATAGAAATTCAATAGGTATCTGTTATTGTGGAGGTGTTGAAACCGATGGTAAAACACCAAAAGATACTAGAAATTATGAGCAAATAGAAGCTTTATTATGTGTACTTAGAACTTTAAAAGCTATGTACCCTGAAGCATGTATACATTCTCATAATGATTTTGCAAATAAAGCATGTCCTTCATTTGATGCAACATGCGAATATAAAGATTTATAAAAAAAAACAAAATGAATAAATATCAAGACAAAGAAGCAGCAAAAGATGATTACTCGCATGAGAAGAAATTAGGCGCAGACGCTAGGTGGGACATGGAACATGGTCATGGAGATTGGGCTGGGAACGATATAGATCATGCTCACGCATTAAAAAAAGATGCTCATTACGATGCGGTACATAGAGTATTAAGACATTCACAAAAAAATAGGGGACATTAAAATGGCTAAGTTAACTAAAAAACAAAAGAAAGATCAATCTAAAGCAGGAGGATCTAATGCTGGGGAATATCCTAATGTAAAAGTATTTTGTGGTCCAGCTGGTGGAGCTCCAGAAGGAACATACCCAGTTAATAATATAAAAAGAGGTAAATCTGCTATTAAATTAGCTCATAATGCCCCTAATCCTGAAGGAATTATAAATTGTGTATATGGACATTATCCATCATTAAAAGCACAAAGAGAAAGTAAAAAATAAAAAACATAAGTATGGAAAAGATTAAAGAAGTAGTTAATGCACCATTATTTCAATCAGCTTTAGCTGGTGGAATAGGGATATTAATATTAATGCAGGGAAATGTGTTATATTCAGGAATAGCTTTTGGGATTGGTATTGGTAAATTCTTCGACGCTTTTAAATAACCTTATAAAATTAAATCAAATGAAATCAAAAGGCTTAGGAGATACAATAGAAAAAATAACAAAAGCAACTGGAATAAAAGCGGTAGCAGATGTAGTAAGTAAAGTAACTAAAAAACCATGTGGTTGTCAAAAAAGGAAAGAAGCATTAAACCAAAAATTTCCTTATAAACCTAGTGGACTTCCCATTAAAAAAAATAACAATGGCATATAGAGGTAATAAAACAGGTAAGTTTGAAGAAATACCTTCTCAATTAATGAGCGGTTGTCCTGATGGATATACAAAAAATGCCAATGGAGATTGTGTTAAAATAACGTCTAAACCAGTGGAGGGTGGGACTGAATTTACTGAAACAACAGAGACTACAACTCCTGGTGGAAAAGAGACAAAACCAAAAGGTCTTCCAGGATTTAAGTTAAAATGGGATAACATGACTGCTTCAGAGCAAGAAGAATTTGATGATTACTTTGACTTTGAGTTTAAAGCTAGACAATACAATATAGACAAATATGGGGACCCTTCAGTAAATACAAATTCAAAAACATGGATAGAAAAAAACGCAAAGAAAAAATCCTCATTAAAAAACTTTGAAGAGGATATTGAGAAAGAAATAGAAGAAAAACCTAGGTTTAATACTGTTGGCATCACAGGGGAAGAGTTGAAAAAACGTGTTAAAGAGATTCCTAATAAAGAAAATACAGATCCACAACGTGAATTAAATATAGCCCCAGTATCTAGGATGAGAACTTTTGGAAGAAGTAAATATGGAACTCCTAAAACAAGTCCGTTTTTGACTAGCATATTTGGAATGAAAACGACAAGAGATAAAGGTGTTGAAGCTAAATACAGTACAGATGTGAAAAATAGAGAAATAGACATAGAGGAAGGGACTAGAAAACGACGAGGTTTAACGTGGAAACCACTTCAAAAACCATAATTATGTGGACAAAATTCAAAAACTTAATAACTAATATAATAGGATTAAAATTAATAGCGATAGATATATATTGCTATTTCTACCATGATCATATAGGATTAGGTGCTTTTCTGTCTATACTATGTGTAGCATTAGCATTATTTTTATTTCAAGGAGATCAAACAAAAGAATGGTTAAAAAAAGCATTATCAAAAATTATATCAAAATAATATTAATAAGTTTATTATTTGTCTGTTGTTCTCCTCAAGAGAGATTAAATAGATTAATAACTAAACATCCTGAATTATCGCAAAAAGATACGATAATAGTAAGGGATACAGTAGTTGTAGAAAACTATAATTATGATACAACCACTATAATAAAATTACACGATACTACGACAGTTATAAACAATGAACGAGTTGTATTGAAGTATTATTACGACACTTTACGAGAAATTATTCATCATGATGTAGAATGTTTAGGAGATACTGTATATATAGAGACTTTAGTCCCTGTAGAAAAAGCGGTATTTAAAGAATTATCATGGTGGGAAAAATACAAAGAATTTATATATATAGCATTAGTATTATTATTAGTATTGATAGTTTTAAAGAAAATAGGTAAATTAGCATTATAAAAAATAAAAAATGAGTACAATAGGAACAACATTAAAACAACCAAGAGTATTTGCACACGATGCAATAGCTTTATCAGGTTTGGATTATCCAATAAATACAATAGCAACCTTAACAATAGTAGATGGAGGAAGTAATTATACCGCTGGTATTGTAGATAGTACTGCGATCATAGGCGGTGGATCTGGTGCCGAAGTTACAATTGTAGTAGGAGCTGGTATAGTTACTGGCGCTACAATAGTTGGTGCATATGATGGAGGTATAAATTATCAAGTTGGTGATCAAATAACTTTATCTCAAAGTGGCTCAGATGAAAATTGTATATTACAAGTGGCAACTATAGTTGCAACCACACCATGGGCCTTAGGAGATCCTATAACACCAATGCCTAGTAACTTTAGTACTGTTTCCTACTGGAATGAAAAAATGGCGTATACCTATACTAGCACAGCTCAACCTGGGGTTGTAAAAGAAACACCTGGACCTGGGGCGGCTATATATGTTGGAGTTACAATGGATATTACTGTTATAAACGAAGCAGCTACCGAGGTTGAATATATAGGTGTTAATGCTGGAAGTTTTTTACCCGTATCAGTTTTAAGTGTAGTAGCTCAATCAGCGGGAACATTAGATGATATTTTAACACTATATTAAGATGTGGATAGGCATATTAAACATAATCCCTTCTATACTTAATTTACCTGGTCAACCCGGTCCTATACCAGGTGGTAACGAAATTATAACTGAGAATTTAGCTCAAAACATTATATCAGAAAATAACCAAGAATTAATAACAGAATAAAAAATGGCAGAAAAATTTTCAGACTTCAACGCAGGGGCAACCACAGTAGATACAAAAATAGTGGGATATGATTCCAATTTGAATACAAACAATAAATACGATTTATCTCAATTAGCAGATGGAATTGCTCCACATATAGTACAGTCGCATCAAATTAATGGGTTGGCAGTAAATGTAGGAAATTCTGCTAATTTAACTACAAATCCAAGACAAGCTATGTTTGCTTGTAGTATGGCTGGTCTTAATAATCAAGGACCATGTATGATAGTTAATACTGATTTTACCGTAACAAGGGTACAAATTAAATGGATTGGTAGACATGCAACGTCAATTCCAGTTGATGTTGCTCCTGAAACATCAGCAGTTAATTGGGAATTAGGAAAATTAACAGATCCAGCACTCGGAAGTGATACAAATAGTGCAACTTTAAATTATACATCAGTATTAGCATTACCTACTTTACAGTGTACAAGTGCAGATACTGGAACTTGGCCATATAAAGATAGTGGAGCAATTTCTGCTCCATATACAAATGGTGATATACTTGTCCTTTATTTTTCAGCCCCAACTGATGCTACAATGGATTGGGTAGGAGGTACGGCAATAGATATGGCAATTACTATGACTATAGAACACTAACATAAAGTTAGAACAAAACAAACAATAAATTTAATTAAATGAAAATTAAAGAAGAACAATTAGAGACAATTAGAAAACAACAACAAGACCTTAGCAACATCTTAAATAATGTAGGTTATTTTGAAGCTCAAAAACATGGATTATTACATCAATTTGGAGAAATAAATAAAGAAGTTGATGCTTTTAAAAATGAATTAGAAAAAGAATATGGACCTATAAATATTAATATTGAAACAGGAGAATATGTTGTTATAGAAAAGGAAGCTAAAGAAGAAAAAACGGCAGATTTAAAAGTGGTTGAAAATGTCGAGTAACATTAGAAAAATAAGTATTGGTTCTGATTATAAAAATGATGCAATGCATTATTCTGTAGGTCAAGAAGTTTATGGGGGACATACTATTTCATGTATCTTACATAACGAAAAAGACAATTCTTATATGGTGTGGATAGAAAAAGGAGATGAAACATTAGCTTGGAAAAAATTTAATACAAATATGGCTATATCTGTAGAATATGATTTAGCATATAATGAATAGTGTATATGATTTCATTATCAAACCGGTAGGAGAGAGATATAATAATAGTAAAAAGGTTGATAACAAGGATTTAATTTTAAACACACAGATAGAGGATTTTAAAGCAATTAACAAAGAAGCTATTGTTGTTGGGGTTCCTACAGCTTTTTCAACCGATATAAAAATTGGTGATAGAGTCATGATTCATCATAATGTATTTAGAAGATTTTATGACATAAAAGGAAGAGAGAAAAATAGTAGATCTTACTTTAAGGAGGATTTATATTTTTGTTCAGCTGATCAAGTCTACTTATATAAAAGAAATGATAAATGGGTGAGTTTTATGGATAGATGTTTTGTTGCACCTATTCATAATACTAACCCTCTACATAACAGAAAATGCGAACCAGGGATTGGCATATTAAAATATGATAATTTATATTTAAATAAATTAGGTATATATAAGGATATGTTAGTGTCTTTTAGATTAGGTTCTGAATTTGAATTTGTTATAGATAGAAAACTATTATATTGTATGAAATTTAATAACATCGTAATAAAACATGAATACGAAGGAAACGAAAAAGAATATAATCCAAGCTGGGCAAGTTGCAGTTAATGAATTAATAAAGGTTGCTAAAGAGCCAATAGTAGACTCTGGAGATGATGTCTCTGCTGATAGACTAAAGAATGCAGCAGCAACGAAGAAACTAGCTATATTTGATGCTTTTGAAATTCTTAATAGGATGGAAGAAGAAGAGGCAATATTAGACGGTAAAACAAAAGAAGATAATAAACCTAAAAGATCTTATTCTATTTCACCTGAAAAACGTTCTAAATAATGAAGTATCAACAAACATTATTTAAGATAATAAAAGATGTAGTCAACCCTAAAATCTTAAAAAAGAATAATAGATTTAAGAAATGGGAGTATGGTTATAATGCAGATTACGATTTCGTTATAATAAGTAAAACAGGACAAATTGGGGAAATCATTGAAATTCAAAATCTCAGAATTGCTTTACCAGCAGTTAACAAAGCATTTAAAAGAAGCGAGAAAAAAGAAGAACAATATTGGGAAAAACAACCATACCCAAAAGAATTAAGTAGAATAAAAAGTACTTTTGAATGGGATGAATATCCATTAGAATTTAAAGAACAATGGTTTGATTATATCGAAGAAGAGTTTAATAGAAGAGAAGAAGGGTATTGGTATTATAACAACGGTGTTCCTAACTATATCACTGGTACTCATTACACATATTTACAGTGGTCAAAAATTGATGTTGGATCAGCAGATTATAGAGAATCAAACAAATTATTCTTTTACTTCTGGGAAGCTTGTAAAGCAGATACTAGATGTTACGGAATGTGCTATCTTAAAAACAGACGATCAGGATTTTCATTTATGGCTTCAGCAGAACTTGTTAATCAAGCCACAATGTCCAGCGATTCAAGATTTGGAGTATTATCCAAATCAGGTGCAGATGCTAAGAAAATGTTCACAGATAAAGTTGTACCCATCTCGGTTAACTATCCATTCTTTTTCAAACCCATCCAAGATGGTATGGATCGTCCTAAAACCGAATTGGCATATAGAATCCCAGCTTCTAAATTAACTAGAAGAAAACTGGATTCTGGAGAAAAACTAGAAGAGCTAGATGGACTAGATACAACTATAGATTGGAAAAACACTGGAGACAATAGCTATGATGGTGAAAAATTAAAACTATTAGCTCACGATGAAAGTGGTAAATGGGAGAGACCAGATAATATTAAAAACAACTGGAAAGTAACTAAAACGTGTTTAAGGTTAGGTAGAAGGATTATTGGTAAATGCATGATGGGATCAACCAGTAATGCTCTGGATAAGGGAGGTAGAAACTTCAAAGATATATACTACAGCTCTGATGTAACTCAACGAAATAAAAATAATCAAACTAAGTCTGGTTTATATTCGTTTTTTATCCCAATGGAATGGAATTACGAAGGTTATATAGATATGTATGGTTACCCAGTATTTGATACCCCTGAAAAACCTATAATTGGAGTTGATGGATTACCTATCAATATAGGTGTTATAGAATATTGGGATAATGAAGCTGAAGGATTAAAGAGTGATCAAGATGGTTTAAATGAATTTTTTAGACAATTTCCTCGTACAGAAAAACATGCTTTTAGAGATGAAACTAAAGAATCACTTTTTAATTTAGTTAAAATATACGAACAAATAGATTTTAATGAAGAATTAAATAATAAAGCAGAAGTTACTCAAGGTAATTTTCAGTGGGAAAAAGGTGTTAAAGACACTAAAGTCAGTTTCATGCCAAATAATAAAGGAAGATTTTTTATTTCATGGATTCCACCTAAAAACCTTCAGAATCAAGTGATTATAAAGAATAACGTTAAATATCCTGGCAACGAACACTTAGGAGCATTTGGATGTGATAGTTACGATATCAGTGGAACTATTGATAGAAGAGGATCTAATGGCGCTTTACATGGATTAACTAAGTTTAGTCTAGAAGATGCTCCACCGAATAAGTTTTTTTTAGAATATATATCAAGACCACCTACTGCTGAAACGTTTTTTGAAGACGTACTAATGGCTTGTGTATTTTATGGTATGCCTATATTAGTAGAAAACAATAAACCTAGATTATTATATTATTTAAAGAGAAGAGGATATAGAATGTTTTCGATAAACCGCCCGGATAAAATATGGAATAAATTATCTGTTACGGAAAAAGAAGTGGGAGGAATACCAAATTCTAGTGAAGATATGAAACAAGCTCATGCAGCAGCTATTGAAACTTATATAGAGAATAATGTTGGACTAAAGCAAAATGGAGATTATGGGGAAATGGTATTTCAACGTACATTAGAAGATTGGGCACAATTTGATATTAATAATAGAACTAAACATGATGCTTCTATAAGTTCTGGTTTAGCATTAATGGCTTGTAATAGAAATAAGTATAAACCATTAGCGAATAGAACTACAAAATATATGAATTTAGGAATTAAGAGATATGATAATACAGGGTTTCTTTCAAAAATACAAAAATAAATGATTTACACTAATACACGAAGTAGTTTTCCAGATCAGGTGGTACCTGAAGAAGAGAAAATGAGTTTAGAGTATGGTCTGCAAGTTGCAAGAGCTATTGAAGGCGAATGGTTTAATAGTTCGGTTGGTGGATATAGATATGAAAATAATTATAATGTATTCTATCGTAGGCGATTATATGCAAGAGGAGAACAACCTGTACAGAAATATAAAGATGAATTATCAATAAATGGTGATTTGTCATATCTTAACTTAGATTGGAAACCTGTACCTATAATTCCAAAGTTCGTAGATATAGTAGTTAATGGTATGTCTAGTAAATTGTATGATATAAAAGCTTTTGCTCAAGATCCTGCCTCTCAAAAAACTAGAACTGATTATGCTCAACATTTACATAAACAAATTGCTGCTAAAGCATTTATGGATGAAGTTCAGGCTAATTTAGGACTAAATTTGTCTCAATTACCACCAGGTGATAAAGTACCACAATCAGAGCAAGAACTAGAATTACATATGCAGTTAGATTATAAACAATCTATAGAAATTGCAGAAGAAGAAGCTATATCAAATGTATTAACTCGAAATAAATATGATTTAATAAGAAGAAGATTTAATAGAGATTTAACAGTATTAGGTATTGGTGCTGTTAAGACTAGTTTTAATAAAGCTAATGGTATAGTTGTTGATTATGTAGATCCTGCTAATTTAGTTTGGTCGTATACAGAAGATCCTAATTTTGAAGACATATATTACGTTGGTGAAGTTAAATCAATAAGTATCCCTGAACTTAAAAAAGAATTTCCTGATTTAAGTACTCAACAATTAGAAGAAATACAAAAGTTCCCTGGTAACACTAATTACACCAGAAACTACGAAGGTAAAAACAATAACAATACAGTTCAAGTTCTTTATTTTGAATATAAAACTTATGCAGATCAAGTATTTAAAATAAAACACACTGATCAAGGGTTAGAAAAAGCTATTGAAAAAACAGATATATTTAATCCTCCGCCTAGTGATAACTTTGATAGAATATCAAGATCTATAGAGGTATTATATCATGGAGCTAAAATACTAGGACACCCTATAATGTTAAAGTGGGAGGTTGCAGAAAACATGACTAGACCGTTTGCTAATCTTAGTAAAGTACAAATGAATTATCAACTTTGTGCACCTACTTTATATAAAGGTAGAATAACGTCTTTAGTAGAAAGAATGATTGGTTTTGCAGATATGATTCAATTAACATCGTTAAAATTACAACAAGTATTATCCAGAATAGTGCCTGATGGAGTGTTCTTAGATGTTGATGGTTTAGCAGAAGTAGATTTAGGCAATGGAACACATTATAATCCTAGTGAAGCTTTAAATATGTATTTCCAAACAGGTAGTATAGTTGGTAGGAGTATGACTCAAGATGGTGATCTTAATCATGGTAAAGTGCCTATTCAAGAGTTAAATAGTTCTAATGGGGGACAGAAAATCGCATCACTCATCCAAACTTATCAATATTATTTACAAATGATAAGAGACGTCACCGGACTTAATGAAGCTAGAGATGCTAGTACTCCTGATAAAGATGCCTTAGTGGGTTTACAAAAGTTAGCTGCTGCTCAATCTAACGTAGCTACTAGACATTTAATGCAAGCGAGTTTATTTCTTACATTAAGAGCGTGTGAAAATATTGCCTTACGTATTGCCGATTGTTTAGAATTCGATTTAACCAGAGAAGCTTTAATAGATAGTATAAGTTCCTATAATGTTGGAACTTTGCAAGAGCTTCAAACTTTAAACTTGTTTGACTTTGGGATATTCTTGGAACTAGAACCTGATGAAGAAGAAAAAGCCATGTTAGAACAAAATATTCAAATGGCTCTTCAAAAAGGGGGGATAAATTTAGAAGACGCTATAGATATTAGACAAGTAAAAAACTTAAAACTAGCTAATCAATTATTAAAACTTAAGCGCAAGCAAAATTTGAAAGCGGCTCAAGAAGCTCAACAAGCTAATATCAAAGCTCAAGCAGAGGCTCAAACAAGACAAAGAGAAGAAGAAGCTATGTTTGAAGTCCAAAAACAGCAAGCGTTAAGCCAAACTAATATTGAATTTGAGAAAGCTAAATCACAATTTGAACTAGAGCGCTTACAGACAGAAATGCAGTTGAAGAAGGAAATATTAGAAGTAGAGTTTGTATATGACATGCATATTGAAAAAGAAAAAATGAAAGCTACAGGTAAAAAAGAAGCTTTAATAGAAGATAGAAAAGATAAAAGAAGTAAACAAGAAGCAACTCAACAGAGTCAATTAATAAATCAAAGTCAAAACGACTTATTACCAACAGATTTTAATAATCAAATACAGTAAAAAATAAATTATATAATATTATATCATGAAAGAAACAGAAACACCAAAAGTAGA